GAGATAGAGCAACATTTTTTGATACTGTTCCTAATTATAAATCAAATGTGCAGATAGAAATTGATAGGATTGAAGCAGCACATCCACAATGGGTAGGAAATCCTGCTGTTGCTGCATTGCAGTCAGCATTCCATGGAACACATAAGTATGGAGTTAAAAAGGGAAGTCCACACCAAGAGGTATAATGGAAATGGATATTAAAGACTTATCAGAACATGTAGAGAAAATAATTGATGGATATAAGATTGTAGAAGCATTCGATCCTGAGATGATGGATATATATAGGCAAGAGCTATCTGTTCCTGATATGAAACCACAAGCTTTTGACATATCAGTAGAGGGATGGGTAGCAAGGATAGAGCTTTGGGGCAAGCTTAAGGTAAAGCATATAGATCCTGAAAGCAGAACAAAGGAAAATATAAACAAAACAACCTTTATCAGACGACTTGCAGATGATAACCTAAACAAGATGTTCGGGAAATGGCAAATCGAGAACATTGCAATAAATAAATTGGAAATCTACAGAGATTACATTGGCATAAATGGAAGACAATACCGAGAAAGGTTTATCATGGAGATTGACCTTAAACCTGAATTAAAGAAAGCCGTTAAAGTAAAGAAATTTTTTGGCTTGTTCTGATAATACAAAAGGAGGAGTAAAATGGGCATATACCTTTCGCCAGGAGTTTATGTAAGAGAAAGAGATTTATCAAACATCATTCCAAATTTATCCACTACGGTCGCAGCGATAGTTGGATATTCAAAACAAGGGAATGTCGATGATATAACCTTGATAACAAATTCACAGCAGTTTATACAAGAGTTTGGTGAGCCAGAAATTGGACAATACTTCCATTATTCTGCTCTTGCATTCCTTGAAAAGGGAAATAGACTATATTGCAAGAGAGTTGTAAATGGTGCATTGTATGGTGGTGCATGGATAATCAAAGATGGTGGCTCTGGAGCAAACACTGCTCTTACAGTTGGTATGGCTACTCCAGAATATGCTGCTGTATCAGGTGAGGACATCTTATTCTACATCTTTGGTAAAGATCCTGGAACATGGAACAATAGCATTTCCATTAGAGTTGAGAATACAGTTGCTGCAGACTTCACTTTTGATATAGTTGTATACTGGACTGATGCTGATGGCAATGATACTGAAATGGAGAGATGGAATGTTTCAAGAAAAACACAGATTGATGGTTTTGGTAAACAGCAATATCTTGAAACAAAGATAAATGGTTACAGCCAATATATAGTTGTTAAAGATAACATCTTAGAAGCAGATACTGTTCTTCCTACAGAGCAAGCAACATCTTTGGATATTGCTGGTGGGTCAAATGGTAGTGCTGTGACAGATGGTGAAGTAATGGCTGGTTGGGACTTGTTTGCAAATCCTGACAACATTGATATAAGGATAATGTTGAATGCTGGTTACACTTCAACAGCTGTTCAAACTAAAATGAAGACAGTTGCTGAAGGCAGGTTGGATTGTATAGCAATACTTGATATTGCATATTCAGCACTTACTTCAGTATCAGCAATGGTAACTTGGAGACAGACGACACAGAACTTCAATTCAAGCTATTGTGCTGTGTATGCTCCATGGTTAAAGATATATGACCAGTGGAATGATAAAGAGGTTGAAGTTCCACCATCTGGTTATGTTGGTGCTCAGATAGCATACAATGATTATGTTTCAGATCCTTGGTTTGCTCCTGCTGGGTTTAACAGAGGTCTCTTGAACATCTTGAGTGTTACGAATGTGTTTACAAAGGGTGAAAGAGATACTTTATATGCTGCACAGATTAATCCTATACAGCTATTTAGAGGTGAAGGAATAGCAATATGGGGCAATAAGACAGAGCAGACAAAGTTGTCAGCATTATCAAGTGTTAATGTTAGGAGATTGCTGATAACTCTTGAAAAGGCAATATCAATTGCTTTGAGATCTTATGCTTTTGAGCCAAACAATGAGCTCACAAGATTAAGAGTAACAGCACAGATTGAACAGTATATGGATTTGCTATCATCTCGTGGTGCATTTCAGACTGAGTTGGGTGACAGAGGATATAGGGTTGTGTGTGATTCGACGAACAACACACCTGCAACAATTGATGCTCTTGAATTGCATGTTGACATATTCATCAAGCCAAGCAGAGCAGCAGAATATATACAGTTGCAGACAATCATCACAACAAGTGGTGCAAGTTTCGAGGAATTGATAGCAAGAAATGTATTGCTATAAAATGCTTTTGACAAAAAGTAAAAGGAGGCAAATAAGATGACACAAATGAGCGTAAACAATTTGAAATCCAATCTTTCAAATCCTGCTCGTACTTACTTATGGGATGTGATTGTTCCAACCATGGTAGGTGGAGGAGAATCTGAAACGATTATGTTGAGGGCACAATCTACTTCCATTCCTGGAAGAAGTTATGCACAAATTCCTGTTCCTTATAAGCAGACTGCTGGTCTTATGTTTCATGGCAAGCTTGCTTATTCGCACACATGGGATTGCACATTCGTAGAAGGAGAAGATAGAAAAGTATTTGATTCCTTTTATGCATGGTTGCAGAATATTGTGCATGATGCTGATGGCATTGGCATTGGAGATACAAGTATCAAGCAAGATATAATTCTTCAATTGTTAACAACAGCAGGAACAGAATGGATGAAGATAAAGCTGATTGGTTGTTTCCCTTCAGCTATAGCAAATGTTGACATGTCTTATGACAATGAGGCAGTTGTAAAGTATTCTGTCACATGGTCTTACGATAGCTGGGTAAGGGTATAGAATGTTTTACGGATACGACTTAGCATTCTTAAGAACAGCACTTAAGCCACAGAGATCTTATAACTGGGAGATAATGTTGCCTAGCATTGGCATCATTCCTGGAATTGTGGTATCGATGCTGTGTCAGGATATTAAGTTCGGAGATTACAACATAGCAGATGTAGACAGATTAAGGTATGGTGCATTTGAATCTAAGTTTCCTGGATTGATGGAGATCCAGGATGTTCAATTTACATTCATTAAACCAATACCTGATTTGGTGTCTGCATATTTTTATGCTTGGAGAAAAATGATAATTGATGATGCTGGATATTATGGTGTCAAATCTGAGTATTCAAAAAAGGTATCAATATATCTTTATGATACGACAGGGATGATATCAAATAATATCTCACTGGTAGGAGTGTTTCCAAAGACTCTTCCTGTTTATGATCTTTCTTATTCAACAGAAGAGATAGTTAAGCTATCAATTACTTGCAATGTAGACAGAATGTCTTTTGGTGAGTATGTGCCTCCTACTTTCCCAGCAGACATTGATGTTCCAATTACAAGAGTGGAAGATGCAGCAACTATAGGAAGTGGTGAAGTTATACAAAGACAAGCAACAAATGCAAGAGTGTTTGGAGCACAGACAGTATATAATCCTGCCTTTTCAGCATCAAAAAGTCCAAGTGTGATTTCGCAAATAGCAGGTGCAGCACTTGGAGCACTGGCATCTACAGCAGTGAAGTTTGCAACTGGAGCGATTAAGAACATATTTACTCCTACTCCTAAGCCAGATGAAAAGAAACAGCCTGTTGCAATATATGCTCCAAATACAGAAAAGGACAAAAGTAGCATCACTTTTAAAGAACCAGCAGGTGAATTGGATTTCTTAAAGAATTCTGCACCAAATGCTTCACAGAATGCAATTGGAGGAGCTCCAAGAGATGAATATAAAGAGTCAAGAACAATAGGTAATTCAGTTCTTAGGCAGACATCGGTGGCAAATCAGGGAACAAAAGAACAGATTCAAGCAAAGTTTTATAGGGATGCAAAAAGTCCAGTTATTAAAGATAGCAGTAGGATTGCATCTATAGGTGCAAATTGGAATGTGACATACAAAGAATTGGCACCTGAAAAGATCGATGCTTTTAACACATGGGTTGCCAATCAAGGAACAGTAGCTGTTGGTGGTGTACTACCAGCAGGAATGTAGGAGCACGATAATGTTTCTCCTAACAAAAAGCAAAGGAGAGGAAAATGGACGAGAAGAAGAACATAAAGAGGAAAGTAGAGTTTAGTGAAGATGGCAAGACAAAAGGAACAGTAGAGGAAACGAAAGAGCCAATTAAGGTTGAAAGTCCTTTAGAAGAGGCACCAAAAGAGAGTGGAGAACAGCCAATAGGCATTCTTGCTCTTCCTTCCAGATTTAGAGTGTATGGTATTGACCCAAGCTCTATCAGAATCAGAACATTCAAAGGTAAAGATGAGAAATTGATTGCAGGTCTCACACACGAGAACTTTGAGACAAAGTTTGTTGAAATTCTTAGTGCTGTGCTTGAGGGATTGGATCCAAGAGAGCTGACTATAGGAGATAGACTATATATAATGCTTTGGGAAACAATCAACTCATATGTAAAGTTTGCTACTCTTGAGCATCAGTGTTCTGAATGTTTTGAGAAAAGCACATATGATGTAGATCTTTCTACTTTGGATGTAGTTGAGTTACCAGATGACTTTAAGGAGCCATATAACATTAAGGTATCTGGTGGTAAAGAAATTGCTTTGAGGTTGATGAGAGTTAAAGATGAAGAGAAGACAAAGAATTTTGAAAAGAATACTAAACAAAATCCTTGGTTATATAGATATGCATTGACAATAGTGGATGATAAAATGGCTGATTACGAAAAAATGACTATGTTAGAGGAGATGCCTGCTATTGATATTGCACTTATCAGGGCATTTCATGAGAAGTTTTATCATGGTCCAAAAATGGAAGTTGTAGTTGAGTGCAAAAAATGCGGAGTCTCTGAGGTGGCTCCTATGCCCTTTCGGATTGAATTATTTTTTCCGTATGGTGAGACCCTTAACAGATATTTTGGAAATGCAATTTAGATTGTCAATGGATGGAATTTTATCAGCGACAGAATTTGAGAATACAGATTTGAAAGAAATTGAATGGCTGTATGGAAGATTGCAAAAGCATAAACAAATGGAACGAGAGAGTATAAAGAAAGCAATGCATGGTGACACTTACTCGGAGCATGTAGACTAATGGCAGAATTTAAAGGATATTTCAAAGATAAAGATGCAAATTTTACCAAGGACTCCATGATGAAGTTGGGAGCACTGAGGGCAAAACTTGCGATAGATTATGGTGGATTCTTTAGGAAGATGATGAAAATCTATTCTCCTAAAGGTCCACAATACAAAGAACTTGAAGCAGGATTGAAACTTTCTACTGCTTCAATTTATTACATTGACACTCTTATGGGTAAAAGAGGCAGACCTGCAACAGTGGAAGAGTTTAAAATTCTGTCTCAAAGACTTGATGAGCTTGCTGCCCAGATGGAATACTTTGTTCGTTTGTATGCAAAAAGCAAGAAGTTTAAAAAAGAAGTTGACAGACTTGAAGTTGAGACAGGTGTTTCTCTTGAACACATTGCAGGGGTAAGTGGTGAGCTTGGTGGAGAAGTTGCAAAAGCAGCAGTGGGAACACAGGGTAAAATGGGTTTTCTTCAACAGCATGCTCCTGGAGTTGGTGATGTTGCAGGGAGATTAGGAAAAGGTTTTATGACTGCAGCACTTGGACCATTCACTCCTCTTGCAGAAATGGCATTGGGAACATTCCGAGGAATACGAAAAGGAATGCGATCGAGAAAAACAGCATCTCAATCTGCAGGATGGATGTCAAGGTTTGGTCCTGGAGGAATTGATACATCTGATATGGATATAAGAGGAGCATTTGGACAAAGAGCAGGTGGGCATGGTCTTGGTGGTGTGTTTGACGATCCTCTTATGAATTTCTATAATAAGGGTGCATATAATGCTAAGTATACAAAAGAGATGCTTAATTCGTTAAAGAAAATATCAGGAGATAAACCAGGAAAGTCTTTGATGAGTGGAATAATGGGAGGACTGGGACAGGCAATAGCACCATTTGTTGGTCCTATCTTGGGAGTTCTTGCAGCAATTTTGACAGCCATACTAGCATACAAAGCAGGTGGAGCAATCAACACAGCTTTAGGCAACAAAGTTGATAAGACATTTGGAAAAGGAGCATATGATGATTTTTGGTTGACATTCTTTTCAGGAGGAAAGTTAGGCAAAAGCAAAACAGGAAGACTTGCTGCTATGGCTACTCCTTTGACTCAACTGACAGGAATGGCATTCCCAGATGGCACAGCAGGGATGACTCCTGAAATGTATAAGATTAGAAAAGAAAAAGGAGAGACCGATGAAGAAATGGGTGTGTCTCCTCAAGCAGCACAAATATTTGCATTGAAGAACTTTGGTAACAAGATTAAGTCAGGTATAACAGGTCTCTTTAAAGGAAAAGAAGAAGGAGGAGGACAGACTGTCGTTCCTAACTCTATAACAAGTAGCAGACATAGAGACTCCGATCCTTTAACAGATAAGCTTAATAGAACAGATGAGGACTAATCATGGGATTTAGCATAGGTGGATTTGCAGCACAAGGCATAAGAACTTTGGGAGGAGCTGTCCAAGGCATTGTAGGCATTGCTGGTGGAAAAGTATCTAAGACCTTGACAGGTAGTCTTACAAAGATGAATAAGTCAGGTGCTTCATGGTTTAACTCTGCTATAGTAGCAGGGGTAGGAGCAGCAACCAATCTTGCTGGTAATTATATATCAGATTCTTTAAATAAATTTGCACAAAGTGCAGTTAATTCTCCTTATACTTCACAAATCAACAATGTTCCTGGATTGTCAAACCAATATGCAAGGTATGTATTTGAAAAGATAGAGGTATCAGGTGGCATTCTCAACAATCCAATTGAATATAGTGGATACACTCCTGATGTTACAGGTGCTGCTCCACCTGCATATCTGTTAAAGATATTTAATACAAGAAATTGGATAGTAAAAGGGGTTATGCAAGAAGGATTTGGAATAACAACAAGCTCAAGCTGGGATCCTCTTGTTCCTTTTGGTATAGATAAAATGGTTAATTATGTTTCTCAGATATTATCAGGACAATCTTTAATGTCTAAATGGATGACAAGAAGAATATGGACAGGAACAAAGCCATTGACTTTAACTATTGTTCTTAGATTTAATGCAGTAAACAATGCATATCAAGAAGTTGTTTTGCCTTGCATGAGATTGCAGCAAATGACACTTCCATCTTTGCCTTTTAAGGAAGGAAGTGCTTGGAATCAATTGCCATTACTTCATCCTCCTGGACCATCACCATTTAAAGGAGCTGATGCATTTGGTGTTAGGAATGCAATTTCAGGTGTTGTTGATTTTGTGTTTAGAGGTAAGGGTGACCAAATAACAATAGAGGTAGGAAAGTTCTTGAGATTTCCAAGTGTTATTGTAAAGGCAGTGGATGTTAAGTACGATCCAAAATTTACTAAAAACAATTTGCCAATAAGTGCAGTTGCAAGAATGACATTTGAAACTTATGAGATGCTTACTCTTGAAGATCTTGAAAAGGTGCATGTAGCCAAAGGATAAAATATGGATAGAACATTATTTTATGATAAACAAGATGTATCTATAGATGGGGGAACAGCTGTTCCTGAATTTGATTATTTAGATAATAACTTATCTTTCTTTGTTATGAATTACGAGCCTACATATTATACAGTTAAAGAAGATGATTTGTCTAGACCTGATTTGATTAGTTTTAAAACATATTCCACTGTAAATTATTGGTGGTTAATATGTTATGTAAATGAGGTGCATAATCCGTTTGTGGATATATATGTAGGAAAGCTTATGATAATTCCAAGCATATTGGATATTTATGATTTTTACAAAAAATACAGGATAGTTAGATGACAATAGGTATAGCTGGTAATTATACACTTAGAATGAAGTTCGGTGAGAACAATATCCCTTTGGTTCCTTCAGGAATCAATGAGATAACAATCATACAGGACATCAATAGGTTTTTGCCTTCTTTATATATAAACATGGCAGATCCAAGTGGTATACTTACCCATATCCAACCATTTGATAAAGAGATGAGTAGGATAAGCATGGAAATAGGATCGCTTGATGCTGATGCAGTTACAAATACCTTTTCCTTTTTGATTTTTAGAAGATATCCTGATGCAGTTAATATGACAGGAATGATATATGAGATAAATGCATTGCTGAATGTTCCAAACCTTTTCAATCCTTCTCATACAAGAGCATCAAAAGGATTGGTTAGCACAATCTTATCTTCAATAGCACTTGATGAATTGATTGCTGATGAAGTGGATATTAGTCCTTCACTTCAAGTTGAAAAGACAATCATACAAGCACAATGGTCTAATTCAGATTTATTTAGATATTTAAAGAAAATGCTTGGGGACGAGTTAGGATATGCATATAAACCATTTATGTATGTGTATGACAACAAGTTTATATTCTCTTTTAGAAGTCTTGAGGATATGTCTCAGTCAGATCCAACATATAAGTTTATAATTAATGATGAGCCATTTCAAGATTATCGTCCTGTGTCTGATTACAGAATATATGACAACTACAATGTTTTGGGTATCAAAGGTGTTAAACAGCAGAATTATGGATACTTTGATTATGAAGCAGGACAATGGGTTGCTGCACAAGATGATTATAGAGACTTTTTTTCGCTTTCTGATTACATTGCAACAGATATTCAAGATCCAGGACAAGGACAGCCTATATTTGATACAGGAAGAACGAATGAGTTCTCCTGGAATTTCTTAGGAAGAGTAAGATCTGAGTTTTATACAAGGATAAATGACCTTACAAAGATGTGGATAACAACTTGGGGATTGCCTAATGCAGTTCCTGGAGAGGTTGTTAAGGTGTTGTTTGCACAAGGCATTCTTACTGGCAATCTTGCTACTTATCAGTATTCAGGGTATTGGATGGTGGAAAGAGTGGTACATACCTTTGGTAATAGCTTCATGACAAAGCTTTTATTGACTAGGGCAGGCATTGATACGGACCAAAAAACATCATTGACACCTGCCATTAGAGGGAAGAGATAGTGGAAAAAGTAGATAGTGTATTGAAATTTTATGGTAATTATAGAGGTCTGGTGACAAGTGTTGCAGATCCATATTATGCTGGAAGAATACAGGTGCAAATATATCCTATGTTATATGGTGTTGATGTAGCTCTTTTACCTTGGGCAGTTCCTGCGATGCCTATCTCATCTGGCTCTGGGGTAGGCACAGGAACATTTATGGTTCCAGCAGTTGGGACTTATGTATGGTGTTTCTTTGAAAATGGAGATATATATCAGCCTGTTTACTTTGCTGAAGCACCAACAGCAACCATTGGGATACCAGCAACAGCACAAGGTGCAGGGTATCCACATACAAGAGTGATAAGAACACCAGCAGGAATAGAAATAGTTATAGATGATGCTCTTCCTTATATACAGGTTACTCATCCATCAGGTGCAACAATTGCAATCGTTGCAGATGGTTCAATAGCAGGTATAAGTCCTAAAGATATAAGTTTGAATGCAGATGCAATCATATCTATGGGAGCATTGACCATGAGTGTGATAGTAACAGGAGATATAACTGTGCAATGTGGTGGGAATGCCAGCATTACTGCTGTAGGGAAAGCTGACATCAAATCAACTGGAGAAACAACGATCGAGGCAACAGCTAATGCAAAGCTTAAGTCTGCTGCTGTAGTCAATGTAGAGGCACCAACAATCAATATTACAGGTGCTTTAGGAGTGAATATAAACTAATGGCAACGAAAAAGATAGCATGTTTAGGAGATCCTGCAACTCATCCTGGAGTAATCAATTTGAGTGGTCAGGCATCAAATCTTAAGAAAGCTGGTGGACTTCCAATAGCTTGTTTGGGGGCAACTTTTGCTTGTTTAACTCCAACACATGGAACGACTCCTATAGTGCCTATTACCATAAAGTCTTTTGTTGAAGGAAAGCTTATTATAACAGAGGGAGCAATCGCTGGTTGTGGAGCAGTTATAACACCACCACCAAGACTTGTTCTCGTGGAGTGATATTATGCCAGTAACAGTCAGAAGAAAACCATCAGATGTAGTTTGGAGTGATATAGACCACAGATGGATAACAGATTCAAAAGGAAATGTTAAGTTGGTAAATAATGTGGATTCTGTCATAACTTCTATGGATAACATAATGTCGACATATCTTGGTGAAAGAGTTATGCTTCCTGAGTTTGCGTCAAGGATGCGAAGTCTTATGTTTGAACCAATCAATGAAGATACGATGGGATTCTTGGCAAATGAAGTTAAAAGAGTTGTTGAAGCATGGGATGACAGAGTGAAAATTATGGCTATAAGCACAACAGCAGATCCTGATAGGTCAATTGTTAGCTTAGACATAGAGTTTGCTGTTAAAAGGTTTCAAGGGGTTTTTACCTATACCAAAAAGTTTACTTAGGAGGAATAAATGTCACAACTTTCATATGTTGATTACGATTTTGATAGGCTGGTTCTCCAGTTGCAGAATAGACTTGCTGCTACGGAAACTTGGAAAGATGCTTATCGCTCTTCAACAGGAGAAATGGTTATAGAGCTATATGCATACATTGCAAATCTTGTTCTATATTATGTTGAAAGAAGAGCTGAAGAGTCTTACTTAAGCACAGCACAATTAAAATCAAGTGTTATCAATCTTGTAAAATTGCTAGGATATAATCCACAAAGGAAAGTGTCCTCAACTGGAGTGGTGACATTTACACTAGGAGCAGCAAAAACTAATACCATTTATCTTCCTCAATATACAAATCTTCGCACAGTTGCTGGTTTAAATTTTCTTTTGACTGAGGGAGTAACAATAGAGATTGGTGTAACATCAATTGAGGCAGAAGCAATTCAGGGAACTTTGGTAAGAACAGTTGTATCTGCAACAGGAGCAACAGACCAAACATATACAATTTCAAATACAAGCATAGAGAATACTAATCTTTACATATATGTTAATGGTGAGCTTTGGACATTGGTTGATACTTTTGCAAACTATGGTCCAGAGGATAAAGTATATAAGTTAAGAACAGAGTCAAATGAAAATGTTACAGTTTTATTTGGAGATGATATTTTTGGAAAAGCTCCTGCACTTGCAGCATCAATTTTATTTGAATATATTAGAACAGAAGGAGTAGATGGTAATGTTTATGAATTAGGAGCCATCAATGTAATTTACGATCCTGTATATGATTCAGTGGGAAATTCTATAACAGATCTTACTGTTTCAAATACTTCTACTTTTACAGGTGGAACAGAATCAGAAGATATAGAATCAATAAGGTATAATGCTCCAAGATTATTTAAAACAGGAGACAGATTGGTAACAAGTGAAGATTTTGAAGCATTTCTTCTTTCTGGTGTTACCACTCCTAGAATAATTGAATCTAAAGTTTGGGGAGAGAATGAAGAGAGTCCTCCAAATTATACTTACTTTAATACTTTGAAGATTTGTGCTCTTAAGTCAGATTGGTCTGGATTGAATACAACAGATAAAGCAAACATATCAACTTCTTTGTATTCTAAATCATTGATGACTGTAAAATATGAATTCATTGCTGCAACTATAGTTCAAGTTGTTCCGACCATGAATGTTGTTATCAATAGAAGATATGTAAAGTCTCAAGCAGAGACCAATATAGATACAATTCTTCAAGCTAATTTTGATTTAGGAGATACTGCAAAACTTGGAGGAGCAAAAAGATTATCTACTTTGACTGCAGCACTTGAAGTTCTTCCTGAGATTTCTTACTTTCAGCTTGTATTGGAGATAAGGAAACCATTAGAAAGAGACTATGATTCAAACTATTTGTTCTCAGGTCTTGTGGATGTATTGGATATTAAGCAAGATTCTATAAAGGTATATTTAGGAGAAACTGATAGCACAGCAACTTTGATAGCTCATACAGATGCAGATGGCAATCTTGTTTCTGATTCAAGCTTATATACTGGTGGACTTATAGTTTTAGGTACAGGATATATAGGAATAGATTGCACTGCAGGAGCAAGCGATCTTCTTTGGGTTAGGTATCAGCAAGACAATTCATCAGTTAGTCAAGAGGGAGATATTGTAATAACAAATTCTCAAATCTGTAGACTGTATAATGATACAGCTGACATTGAAACAATACTTTATACAGATGAAGTTTAAAATAAGGAGATGTAATGTCAAAACATAAGTTCTGGGAAGGCATATGGGAATTTGAAATTCTCGATAAAAACAAAAACATAATTGAGAGTTGGAAGAAGCAGAATGCTCTTGTTGACCAAGGGGAGCAATCCATCCTTGACTCATACTTTAGAGGACAGAATACTCCTACAGGATATTATGTTAGATTGTGCAATGATTCTCTTGATGAGGCAGATACTTTAATATCCATTCAAGGAGAGCCAGTTGGAAATGGGTATCTTGCAACTAATTTGCCAAGAAGCATTTCTGGATTTCCAACACTTGAATTGGATGAAGGAGATTACAGGATAACATCAAGAGATGTGCAATTTGACGCAATTGGTGGAGATATCTCGCAAGTTAATACAGCATTTTTGGCAACATCTTCTGATAATTCAGGATTGCTAATTGCTTTTGTTAATTTTAGTACACCAAAAACCATAACAGATGGCAACAGTCTTGTCATTCGTTTTAAAATAAGAATGAAATAAGGACTTAAAATGGCTATAGAAACAGTAGAATTGCAATTTACAGTAATAACTGAGGTCGTTATAGAGAGCTCGGGTGTTAATTATGTTGAGCTATTGCCTCTTGTTCCAGAGAAATTTAGAGATTCTCTTCTTTTTCAGGATCTTCTTAATGCCATAGGTGTTGAGGTTGGAGCATGGATTTCTAAAATTGAAGATATGGCTAACTTAATTGACCCATATAGTGTGTCTGATATATACAAAACTACAATTCCAGGAGAAACCATTCAGGAATATGAGCAATATATTAGTGAATTGGCTGGTCTTATTGGGTTGACAATAACTAAAAATGAAGAAGATACAATTGTAGATTTCAGAAAGCAGTTGAATCAAGCTATTGATTGGTATAAAATCAAGGGAACATATCAGGCTCTTATCAATGCCATTGCAATAACAGGACAGAAAATAACCATAAAGGATTTTTATACAAATGATTATGTTTCTTTTGTGCCAGTAGATTGGTTTGTTGCTGATTATCCTGGAGAAAATCCTGAAGGACTTGATTCATCATATTATAAGTCTCCTCATTTTGGTTTGGTTATAGACCTGAATCAAGTTTTTACAGATGATGTTGGCGACTACCTTTGGAAAGGTGATGATAAGTTTGCTGATGTCAGGCTGTATGTGGAAGATAACAGACCAGCAAATACAGTTCCTCATTACATTGTTGCAACATATGGCACTTGCAATGAAGATGGAATAATGGAAACAACAGCTTGGGATATTCAAACAAAAAGACTTTACGAGCCTTGGACATTTGCAAAAATATATTTTGATGATAGTAGCATGTTTGATGATGGCTTATTTTTTGATGAGTCTTATATAGCATTTTTGCAAAGCATAAACAAATGGAAGTTAGGAACTGGCAACATCGGTGTTCCTCCTGATACCAGTGGCTGGGCATTAGAGACCGAAGTGTTAAATGGAAGTTTGACAGCATCAGAGATTAAACTTTATGATGATAGAACAGAATTTGATATTGTTGTAGACGATAGCATTGCTCAAAGTGGATTGACAGAGTTTGCTCTGTATTTAAATGATGGAACTACACTTGTCATCGGAGGAATAATGCCAAGGATAGATAAGATTGTGGGAGTGGAATTACGACTCACTATAGTTATGTATAGATAAACATGGAGGAACAAAATGACTAAGACAGTAAGTGTTCAATATCATGCAGCAGTAGATAGTCCTGTTGTCAATGAGAGGTTTCAAAACATATTGCCTTTGGGAATTTACAGTG